GGCCCACCAGTGGATTTTGTCCACTGTTCTCTTCCTCGCCTTAGAGGAAGCGTTACCTGTTCACACCAGAAGGAGTAAGAGCCATGGCGGCAAATCCTACAGACCCACCTCGCAAAGATACGCGGGGTTTACCTGAAGGATATGATCCTCATCAATTTTATGAGTACCGCCGTGACACTCTTATTAAAACTGCTACTGGCATCGAGAGTTTCGTCTATAAGTACATACCTTGGAGTATCAGTAGGTCGTTCGCTTTCGCGATTGATCCTACTGCCCCCTTTAAGGTTTCTACTCATGCGATTACTCCATATAATCGTCACAGAACGCGCTCTACTGCATCTGTTTTACAGATACGGAAAAAGCGCACCACGAATATCAACATTTCTCACAGCCAGACTCCCAATTTTGGGGGAATTGCTGTATGTTGGTCTCCGGGTCTTAATGAGACGATTACGTACAATTTCGATCAAACGACAGATCTAGCTACTCAGCCAGCTCTTGTCGACGAAATTGACGATGCAACTTCTAGAACGCGTCTCATGGATAGCAAGCAAAGTACGATGCGATATTTCAAATCGTACATTAATTGTCCTCCACGATTCGCTGCCCAGAAGGATAGGTATGAATATATATACCACCCTGCTCCAGGTATCCCTAGTCCTGAATGTAGTGAACGCGGCGGTGCCGGGAACACTAGATCCAATTCTCAGGATACTAAGAGGGCAGACTTCATGCCTACAGCTGCAGTGCTGTACCCAAACAGCCTTTCATCTCTTCGAGATGCCGAGTACGCTTATCTGGAATCTTTGATTTCAGCTAATGCACTCGGGCTCTTCAAAGAGTGGTCGCCTAACAAGCGAAGTTCCACTCTTTTTAGAAACATCGTAGAGCTGCGAGATGTAAGTAGGTCAATTGTATCACTACAAAAGACATTGCTTGATCTCGGACTTCTGTATCGATCGCTTGCCAAGAGTCCACATATTCAACGGATCGTATTTGATCTGAAGAACGTGGCTCGTGACATACCCAGTGAGTACTTGTCGTACCACTTTGGATGGAAACAGACGTATAAGGACGTTATGGATTTGTTGAAGCTACCAGAAACGATGTCTAAGAAATACTCATTTCTTATCAAACGTGCTGGAAAGCCAACAACGTTCCGCGTTAAGAAAGACTTCGAGTCTTCCCGGAGCGACAGCCTCCCCGCCTTCGACTATGACTCCGCTCCCTGGGAGTACGGTGTTTCCACCGAAACCAGGCTCGAGAGGAAAACGCAACTTCGCCTTGTAGTAAATGCGACGTTCGATTTTCCTCCCGTAAACGGAGTATCCTTTCAATCAGGCAGCATGCTTGATCGAATGGGCCTTGTTCCTCGTCCTACGGATTTATATAATTTAACTCCGTGGACTTGGCTAGTTGATTGGTTTACTGGTCTCGGAAACTATGTTGAAGTTATCGACAACATGGCCCGAGATAACAGCTTAATCAACTGGGGTATGATAACCGGACATACTACCGGTCGTCTTATCACAAGGTATAAGTCTAAGGTGGATAACCGCTTAACCGTAACTGAGGATTTCGTTGGTGCAACAACCTCTACTTCTACTGAGGAATTGTACCACGAATCTGTCCTCGAATACGAGTGTCAAATTCGTAAAGATGCGGCAGCGGCATTTACTGTGAACACTATTTCTGGTCCGAATTTGTCGGGTTACCAGAAATCCATCCTCGGTGCACTTCTTGCACAGAGGAAGGGCGGATTTACCCCTAGGTCATGATGACTTAGAGGATCATTCATAATATCCACAAGGAGACGTTCATGCTCGTTGATCCAGTCACTGTTGCGGCTGCTAGCCCGACTCCATCGTTGGTCTTCGCTATTGTGAAGAGCGATGGATACGGTTCGGTGCGTAATGACACTGGTGGTAATGGTTATACCATGACCACCAATCATACGTACCTTAAGGGAGGAGGTGATAAACATTATCTGCAGATTCAGCAGACAAAGTCGGTCACTGATCCCTCTACCGGCCTGACGAAGAAGGTTACTTCTTCGGCATCAATGACTATCGTTCGCGCTTCGCTCGGTTTTACCGATGCCGACATGGTTGCGTTGGCAAAGGCACTGACCGACTATCGTGACGATAGTGAAGTGACAACCGCTAGGCTGTTGCAATTTCAGTCCTAACACATCAGCTAAGGAGAGCAATAATGCAATCCTCTGATGCGTATCGGACTGACCTTGTACTTGCTTGGGTGTTTCGCGTTGGGCTGTACTGTGGGACTTTGGCTATTCTTACCTTAGTCCTGATCTCATGCAGCCCTCGTGGATCAACTGACATACTTCCTAGTATGTCGGCGGATAGCCGGCCTGTTAGACCGGTGGAGAAGCGACTGGACTCGGAATCGACTACCCAACCTTTGGGGTGCGATGAAAAGTCCGATAGCTCTCTTAAGCGACCTCTTTTATGACATAGAGAGGTCTAATCCTGGTGTGAAAGGCCTTAAGCGTGATTTTATCACGCTTACCGAAAGGTTCGAACACGAGGGTTTTGGATTCTTAACCAAAACCTTACCTTCTCTTGATGAGTCCCTTTTGTTAGGGTTGTCAACGAAAAGGTTTGCCTGCCCGATCGGATTCGCGAGAATCCGAGGGGGAACAATCCCGAGATTTCTCTCAGGTATGTTCTGCAAAGTATTCGATCCTATCACCGGGGAACTTGTCGAACCAATCGATATGTGTGTCCTCACGGACTTACATCAATTGTTGCGGTTCTTCAAGAAAACTCGATTAGATGCCTCTGATGAGGAATTACTTCATCAGAAAGCTCTACGCGAGTTTTACCAGTGCGATGGCGTAGCCGCTAGGGTAGAGATACCCGACAGGCATGGCCATCTCATTGGTCGTGTCAGTAGACTTGTTCTCAATAACCTCAACTCTAAGGAGATTGAAAATGCAATCTACAAACACGGTCCCGGTGCAGTCACTGAAGGCTTCAAAGGCAACCAGAAATGGAAAGCCCTTGACGACGCCGCCCGAAGGGGCGGTTTCGGTCACGCTTACGGTATCTGGGGCTCTTGGCACTATGTCGAAGACTTACGTCTACGATGTGGTGTCGAATCCGGAGGACTATCTGCTTTCTGCAGAGAAATCCATATGGACAGAGCCTCAGCCCGAGTTCTTGGTTCGCCGTTACGGCCGGGAGATTTGCAACTCCTGGACGCAGCGACAACTC